ATATATAGATATAGATATAGATATAGATATAGATATAGATATAGATATAGATATAGATATAGATATAGATATTATCTAGTAGTTATATCTAATAACAAAGGAGGAATATAATATGACGATTAAAACTTGTAGTTATTGTGGTAAATCTTTTGTTGTATATGGATCTTATATGTATAAAACAAAGAAAAACGGTAAAATACAATATCAATGCTGTTATAGCTGTTATCGTAAAGAAGGCGGAGATAAAGGATGATACAATAGGAGCTCTAAACCAATAGATAACAAAAACATTGAGGTGATAACATGAATAGGCAACAACGTAGAGCAATTGCTAAAAAGAAACTAACTGATAAAGACATAAAAGCAATAGAAGAAAGAATAAAAGAAAAAACATCGAAAGATGCAATTGATTTTGCGGTAAAGAACTATATGGCTTGCGTTGCTTTATGTTTACACGATAAGTTGGGTTTTGGTCATATTAGAGTTTGTCGTTTTATGCAAGATGTTGATAACCTGTTCGATAGCATCAATAAAGGTTACTTGAGTTTAGATGACGTACTCGAAACTGTAGAAGAGGAAATAGGAATTAAGTTTTGAAAGGACAAACAAAATTTTGTAATATGAGAAGAAATTTGTATACATCTCAAGAAGAATGTGATATAATAATACAAGGGGGTAACAACATGAAGAGTGTATACGAAATAAGAAAAATTGGCAGAGACTATTGCAATGGAACAGAAGGCTCAGAACACTATAAGGAAGGTGGAGAAGGAGCCGAGCCAATTGACTTGATGATGGCGATGGGCAAAGACACTGCGGAAGGATTCTTTCTTGGCAACATAATCAAGTATGCAAAACGATTCAAGAAAACGAGAAACTTGAACGACTTAGTTAAAATATCGGACTATGCTCATCTGATGTGTGGTCTTGAAATTGACACCACAAAAAAAATAAATGAATAGGAGACATCGACATGGCTAAAGGAGTAGATCGCAAGAAGTTGGTTGCAACACTAAAGGAGCTTGAAAAGGAATACGGCGAAGGCTCAATTTACTCGCTGGACTCAAGCAAAGCAATTCTAGATATCCCTCGTTGGTCAACAGGACTTGAGGACCTCGACAAGATAATCGGTGGTGGAATGCCATATGGAAGAATTATTGAAATCTCCGGTCCTGAAAGCGCAGGCAAGACAAGCTTGGCCTACCACTTAATGGCTCAACACGAAGTCGCAGTAGATATTCCTGTTGAAGGAACATTTGATAACGAAAGAGCAAAGGTTTTTGGTAATAGAAAAGGGCAACTATTTGTAAGAAGAGCCGAATATGGAGAGCAATGTTTGGAAAGTGTAATGGCGTTTGCTGATGCCGGCGTTCCTTGTGTTGTTATTGACTCGGTCCCGCACATGATTCCAAGAAAGCAATTTGAAGAACCTGATATGGAGAAGGAAAGCCAATTAGGACGAATTGCCGCTATGCTAAGTGCTAACCTTCCTAAAGTTGCTTTTCGTTGTGAAAAAACAATGACAACATTAATTCTCATAAATCAAGTGCGAGACGTAGTTGGCGGTCCATTGTTTGGTCCAAAGACACATACTCCTGGAGGCTGGGCACTAAAGCATGCGTGTAGTTTACGACTCCAAGTAAATCGCGTTTCCTGGATTAAGGTTCCAAACAAGAACCCGAAAAACTCAGCAAGCGAAGAAGCGGTTGGAATTGTAATGAAAGTAAAGGTTCTCAAATCAAAGGTATGCAATCCTCTTGGTGAATGTGTATTGACAATGTTCTTCGACAGAGGATTTGTTCCGAACGACGAGATGAAAGCAATTCGCAAGGAAATCATGAAGCAAAGAAACGAGGAATATAAAAAATCCCAGCAAAATAAAATAGAGGTAGATGACGATGAATAGTGTTAAAAAAGGAATCAAGGCTGCAATCGCTAATGAAGCGGTAGACATCGAAACTTTGATGTTGGAAAGAAAACTAAATGCTTTATTTAGGCTTCCTCGAGATAATGCGGAAGAAAGAAAAGGATTACATGCTTCAGCAATAATTGTTTCAGATTCTGCCTTTTGTATAAGAGAACAAGTTCTATCTTTGTTTTATAAAAGGAACGAAGAAGAGAATATATCGGATGGCCTACTAAGGATCTTTGCTGAAGGCAATTCAATTCATGAAAAATGGCAAAGCATGTTCAAAAGAGCAGGCATTGCAAGAGCAATTGAGGATAGAGGCTATTCAAAAATGTTCGATTTATATATGACACCAGATGCCGTTGTCGAAATAAACAACAAACTATATGTTGTTGAAATCAAATCTGCCAACACATATAGTTATAAGTCAATGAAGGATAGCCATCCGGCAGGAACAAAGCAACTTCAATTATATATGCACTTCCTTTGTATTCCCAGAGGATTTGTTTTGGTGGAGGACAAGAACACACAAGAGTTCAAAGTATTCGTTACTAAGTACGAACCTGGTCAGGCAGCTCCATTCGTTAAGAGGCTGTATGATATCAGCGAGGCTAAGGAAAACTTTTTGAAAAACAATACACTACCTAAAAGAATATGTAAATCCATAGGATGTACGAGAGCTTCAAGATGCGCCATGTCTAATGCGTGCTTTGGTATTAGCAGAAAGAGACTTGAAAAAAACATTAAAAAATTTTAATTTAGCTATTTACATTCAGAGGGTAGTGTGATATTATAATCACAGAGGCGGAAATCGCCAAACGTGATTAGGAGGAATGAAAATGAAAAAGACAATCAAGGATTTTGCAACATTCATCAGGCTACACGACGGAATGGGTAAGCCTAAGATAAACTTCCAAGACATGTACAAAATGTTTCCTCAATTCACATTCGAGTCTGCAAGGAACTTTGGCCAATACAAAAACTTCGGCAAAGCGTTCGAGCAAAAGATATACGATATGATCGTAACGGACGAAGAAGGCAACACCTGCTACATGACATATCGCGAGTACCAAGATGCAAACGAAAACCTTGCATATTGCAGCTAAAGCCGAAACGGCCATAATGGCCGTCCTCCAGAAATTACCTCCTGGAGCTGATGAGGCAGGTAACCTCAAAAAAATATAATGATAAAGGAGAATGCTAAAATGACAAACAAACTCAAAGCTAAAGACATCAAGCTCGCAAATCTGGTGGACGCAATCAATGAAGGCAACGTCGATGTAATCAAGTTCGTTGCAAAACGTCAACCCATGGCCGTTATCTTCCTGACCGGTCTTACGACCGAGCAGAGAAACGTGTTCAAGGGATTCCCTGACTTCTTCTCCATTCGTCGTCTTGAGGCCGCTGTATGCAACGTAAATGAAGACGTCGATGAGGGCACCGATGAGGGCGCCGATGAGGATGAGGAAACTACTTCGACTCCCGCAAAGAAAGAGAAGGAAAAAGAAGCTCCCGTGAAGAAGTCTGCTAAGAAAGCCGCTCCGGCGTCTGACGACGACGACGACAACGACGATGACGAGGATGGCTTTGACGAGGACGATTTTGACGAGGACGAGGACGAGCCGGCTGCAAAGAAGCCTGCAAAGAAAGCTGCCAAGAAATCCGCTCCCGCCAAGAAGAGCAAGAAGGCAAAGGTCGAGGATGACGAAGACGAGGACGAAGACGAAGACTTCGACGACTTCGATGAGTTCGAGTAAATGAATGCTGCGGCACGTTAGGCGATCTTGCTTAACGTGCCGCAATTGTAAAATGAATAAAAACATAATGAAAGAGGAATAATTATGATTAGCACATTGGATTTTTCAAATGTTCCTAGTATAGTTGGAAATGAGCCAATTAAGTTCTTTAAGCAAGGTTACAAGATAATCAAAAGGACTAATTGGCCTCTTTACATTACTGGACCGTCAGGCTCTGGCAAGTCTATAGTTGCAATGAATATAGCAAAGAAATATGCAAGCGAAATGAATGTTCCCGCATATTATGTTCAACTTAGTCCTGAGCAAACAAAGACATCTTTAATTCTTGGTTTAAGATTGAAGAATGGTTCTTTGGAAGCTGTAAATGGCGTTGTTGCCGAATGTATGGAGCAAGGTGGCATTATTGTTATAGATGAGGCAACTCATTCAACGCAGGAAATGTTGCTTATGTTTAACTCAATTCTTGATAGGACTTCGGTCACAAGCATTGGCGACAAGACAGTTGTCAGTAAGGAAACGTTTAGAATAATCTTTTGCGCAAATGATTCAAAATATTCAGGTAATGTAAAGTTGCCACAAAGCTTTGCACAAAGGCTGGTTGGAATGTATTGTGATTATCCGTCTTGGGAAGACGAAGTTAAAATTGTGAACAAAATGCTAGAGGATGAATATGACTCTCAGATGAATGTTCCTCAGCCAGTGATTAAATATATAGTAAGTCTAATGCGTGAGCTCAGAAGTGATGACTACCCCCTCTCGGTGAGGAATAGCAGCATCGCAACAGTACTACTTCAAATAGCTCCAAAGAAGAAAGCTAGCCAGGTGACCGAAGATGATGCATACTTCACGAGCGGATCAAATGTTGAAAGTGTACGAAGAGTAATTGCTGATAGGATATTCAATGGCAAAGTAAGAGACGTGGGACAACTTAATGGCAAAGAAATGGCTCAATTCACAAGATATGTAACAAGGGTTGGCGTTGATAATTTTAGGAACATAATCTTGCAGGCGTTTATGTATTACCTTGACATTGATATGGGATTCTATGATGTAACCGAAACCAAAGAACGCATTAAGCAAATTGCTTTGTAGGAGGACATCATGGCTATAAACATAAATGTGACCGCCATTTGTCCTGATAAGCAAGTGGAAATAGAAAGAATTGAAACAACCAAACCCGAAGAACTTGCTTTTGAATATGCCATGTGTTCAAAGGAAAAAGATGGCAAATATAAAATAGCTCTAAACATGGCAAAGATAAAAGAGCTATGGGAGAATTCGTGGCTATACGATTATGTGACTATGGACGTGTTTGAAGCAGCATTCACGTTACATGAGTTGGCACATGTTAAGTACACTATATTTGAGGATGATGCGAATAAAAGCAGTCTTGCAAAGGCAATTAAGAACATACTTGAGGATGTAAGAGTTGAATACCAAATGTCGTATGACTTTCCTGAGTCATCAATATTCTTCAACATCTTGCTATCAACACTTCAAAGCGAAATAAATGGAAATAAAGAAAATCCAGAAAACGGGCCCATTGAAAGTATACTTTACGATTTGTTTGATCTTGCAAGATATAACATCATCAATGATAACTCAAACAAAGAACTTATCAATAAGATGTTGCCTTTTGTTGTTTTAATGAGACGAGGAAGTCCGAAGGATTGCGACATTGCGTGCGAGATAATCTTAAACTTAATTCAAAAGAATATGTTACAAACAAACCAAAGCATGCCAAACAACATTAAGATTAAGATAAAGCAAAAAGCAATCTCCGAAAAGGACAGGAAAAAGAAGCAAAGTCAATATAATTCAAGTGAAGTCGAAAAGCAAATCGCAAGCAAGTTCTTTGATGAAAAAATAGTAAAAGAAAAGATAGAGAAAAGTCTTAATGGCAACAAAGCTGGAAATGCAGTAAGTGTTGTGAATAAGGAAAGAACGTCGTTTTTCCTGAAAACAGCAATTGAGCATAAGAACGAGATTGCTGCATTAAGAAACTTATTTAATAGAGCTTTTGTGGACGTCAAAAATATTGCCGCAAGTGATGGTGATCTTAACTTTGCGAAGCAACAATCAGCTTATATCAATAGTTTAATTGGAGAAGAAGGCAAAGACTACCAATACAGGAAAAAGGAAAGAGTATTACTTGACGTTGTTTTACTAAGAGACATATCAGGCTCAACAAGTTTTGTCAAAGACGATTACGCAAAGTCAATTATCATATTGCTTTCGGCATTAGAGAACATCGACGGCATAAGGACAGCGCAAATTGATTTTAACTCCACTCATTACACAAATAAGACATTCGATAGTGGAATAGAGAAAGCAACAATAAATCCTGTAGCTTCAGGAGGAACGTCAATAAGGAGCGCATATCAAGAGGTTCTAAAATATCAATTCAAGGGCAAAAGAAACCTTGTGGTAGTAATATCAGATGGTGACTTCATTGAGTCTCAGAATGAGGTCAGAATGCTTGAGAGCGATATAAATAAAATAGCCAAGATAGTAAAGTTCGCAATAGGCGGGTTCGCAAAGGATGGCTACAAATCGATTGCTATTAAAGATATTCCAAAAGAGATGGCAAAAGCAATCATAAAGGAGGGGTTGATGTGAAAATACATTGCCCTTGCAATAAGATTGCTGAAACAAAAGTCGTCAATGGAATCGTGATGTATGAGCATGAAGATGGCTCAAGTTGCAAATTACTTAATAGATTTTACAATAACAAATGCGCTTCACTTGCCTGGAGGTTTGCCAAAAAAGCAATACGTGATAATGATCACGAGACGTTTTCTATATACATGTGTAAAGACAACAAGGAAGTAATTCATGAACTGCTTGAATACATTAGGTTTGCAAACAAGCAAGAGCTAATTCAAGTGTTAACGTTTTTGTTTGAAACAAATAATGTAAAGTATGAAATTCAAAAGTATGTTTTAGACAATCTTCTAAATGAATATGGTAACACAGCATATAAAAACATAAAAGCAATTAGGAGCAAGAACTTCATAAATGATCCGTTGTTAAACAGAAAAACTCTATCGTTTCCAGCAGTAGGAAAGTCTAAGATGCTCAATATCGAAAGCTATGTCAATATTGAGAATAACACAGCAAAGCAAAACATAATCAATGACTTAGCAAGATCTTTCCTATTGGATAAAGCGATAAAAGATTCAGCACTGAAAAATGCAATTAAGAGCTTTAGTAGATAAATTAGCTATTTACATTGCATTCTGATTGTGATATAATAAAATTAGAAGGAGGGGCCGCACCCCAAAAATGATTAGGAGGCTATATTATGAAGAAGTATTACCATGCAACGCCAAGCAAGAACTTACTTAGTATTATAAGGGAGGGAATTAAAGCTGGATGTGATGGTGTTGTTTATCTAGCAGAAACGAAAGAAGATGCACTAAAGTTTGTTTGTATAAGATGTTTTGCAAACCTTGAAAACATAGCAGTTTTTGAAGTAAAGTTGCCTGAAGATAAAGTTTTTGAAACATTCGACCATAGTCAACAATTCTTCAAATGCAAAGCTTATGGTTATGCTGGCGATATTCCAGAGAAAGCAATTCAAAACATATGGGAATATCGGATAACAGACAAAGACATAAAGTAGGAGGGGCTCATCCCTCCTTCTGACTATATGAATAGGAGATAGATGAAATGGAACACATAAAACAATTCATAAATGAAATCAATCTTAGCAATAGCAACATCTATAAGCAAGACGTCCTGAAGAAATACAAGGACGACGAAAAGATAAGATGGTTCCTTAAGTATTATTTCGATCCATTTAGCATAACGAATATCTCGACCAAGAAGTTAAACAAAGACGTGTCGTGCAGGCCAACAAAAGCAATAAGAACGTTCGAAGAATGTATTGAATTTGCTATAAATAACTGCACAGGCAAAAACACAGATATAGCTGCGATAAATTCATTTGTGTATGTTAATAAGGAAAACAAAGAGTTCATTCATGGCTGCCTTGCAAAGACAATCAAAATAGGCGTGTCAGAAAAGACAATCAATAAGGTATTTGGCAAAGACTTCATACCCACCATGGAATTGCAATTGGCCGAAAAATACTTTGACAACATGGACTATGTTGAAGGAAAAGAATTTGCGCTGACCTTAAAGCTTGATGGAATTCGATGCGTTGCGTTGAAAAAGAATGGAAAGGTAAATCTTGTTGCAAGAAGTGGCCAACCTATCATAGGTGCAGTTGATATTGAGAATGATCTAAGGAATGTCAAGGAAGATAATTTTGTTCTTGATGGAGAGCTCCTAGTAGACGATTGGCGAAATATGAAGAGCAAGGAAGCATATAAGGCAACAACAAAAATAGTTCGCAGAGATGCTGAGAAGCACGGGATAAGACTTGTTGTTTTTGATATGGTATCTATAAAGGAATGGAATGAAAGGGCATCTGAGGACACGTATAAAGTCAGAAGGAAGAGGTTTCGAAAGATTGTCGAACAATGCGAGCATATTGAGAAGGTTCCTCTCCTTTATCTTGGAAAAGATACAAGCAAAATCAATGAACTTTTGAAGAAAGTGACAAGAGGCAAGCGTGCACAAGAAGGCCTGATGATCAACATAGCGGACGCCCCATATCAGTTCAGAAGGACTAAGGACTTACTTAAAGTAAAGAGAATGAACGATTGCGACTTAAGAGTCGTTGGAGTTCAAGAGGGCAGAGGAAAGTATAAAGGTCTTTTAGGATCACTAATTGTAGAATATAAAGGTAATACTGTTAAAGTTGGTTCTGGCCTCACTGAAAGCCTCAGAAAGGCCTTTTGGAAAGACAAGGATAATCTAATAGGTAGGGTTGTCAAAGTCCAGTTTTTCGAGGAGACACAGGATGCGAACGGAAACAAATCACTAAGGTTCCCGGTATTCCTTGAGCTTTGTCCTGAAAACAAAGAGCCCTCGTTATTTTAGCAAACGAACTGGAGGTAGAGCCATGAACCGTTTTAAATGTCTTGCTTGCAACAGGAATCAATATATAGCATGTGCTATAGTGGAAAGGTGTATATACTGCGGACACAATGAACTGAAGAAGATGGAGACATTGGAGCCGAAGGAGGACGTAAAATTGAGCATAGAGATAAATAAAGTATATTGTATGGACAATTTAGAATTAATGAAGCAAATAGAGGATAATTCAATTGATCTAATTTATTGTGATATATTATATAACACCGGCAAAAAATTTGATGATTTTGATGATAATCTAGGCTCTCCACAAGATGCTATAGATTGGTATAGACCAAGATTAGCAGAAATGCATAGAGTGTTGAAAGACACAGGTAGCATATATTTACAATGTGATAGTAATTTAGTACATTACTTAAAAGTTGAAATGGACAGGGTGTTTGGGATTGAGAATTTCCAAAGAGATATTATTTGGCGAATAGGTTGGGTTAGTGGATATAAGACACAAGCTAAAAATTGGATTAGAAATCATGATAATATTCTATATTATACTAAGTCTAATAAATTTACATTTAATAAGGAGTATATACCTTATCCCGAAGGTTATGTAAGACGTGATGGTAAAAAACCTAAAGGCAAAGGAATACCTATTGAAGATACTTGGAATTGCAGTGAGAATGATATTTTGGACTCTATACAAATAATGAGTTTTTCTAAAGAAAAGGTGGGTTATGATACACAAAAACCTAAAGCATTATTGGAAAGGATAATTAAAGCAAGTAGTAATGAAGGCGATTTGGTAGCAGACTTCTTTTGCGGAAGTGGCACAACAGGTGTAGTTGCTAAAGAGTTAGGTAGAAATTACATAATGTGTGATGTGAATCCAAAAGCAGTGAAAATATCAGAACGGCGGATAAGCGAAGCGCGAAATAAACCCAAACAAATAACGCTGTGGTGAAGAGGTGGGGAAAGATGCTTGAAATGGCGCAGACACAGCGATGTGATAACACATTGGGCGCGGATAGTACCGCCGGATGAATTGCTAAAGGAGGAATAGTATGAGACTGATTGACGCTGACAGGTTAAAAGCCGAAATCATGGGTTGGCATGTGGTGCTGGATGACTTGTTCGATATGGGGAAATATCACGAAAGAGAGCTTGTTTTGCAAGCAATCGAAAAGTCTCCCACAATCAACGCTGTGCCTGTGGTGCGGTGCAAGGAGTGCACATATAGACAAAAAGCCAAAGTGAATCGTAAAGGTTTCCTAATATGCCCTGCAAGCGGTATGGAAATTACCGATGATGACTATTGCTCATACGGTGCAAAGATGGAAAGCGAGGTTAAGCACGATGGCTAAAGCGATATTGGTGCTACAAATGCCGGAGAGTTGCTGGCAGTGCGAATTATACTCTACTGCGCATAATTGTTGCAATGTAATAGTGATAGTTGGACATTATGCAATATGTCCAAGCAAGGGCAGACGGCCAGACTGTCCGCTGAAGTTGGTGAAAGAAAATGCCATCGCCGCATGGAACAGCAGAACTGGTAATGACATTGTGGTGCGTGGGGAGTGGAAGCTATACGGCAACGACGATGATTTAGGTATGAGTTATTGGTGTAGTGCGTGCAATTTTCAGCTTAGTGAGGATTTATTCTATTCTGATATAAAGATGGCAGATGGATAGAGAACGGAGTGTTCAAATACTGTCCCAATTGCGGCGCAAAAATGGAGGTTGAGCGTAATGGCTAAAGCAATTTTGGATGCAATTGAATAACTTTAAATGCCTTGCTTGTGGTGGGGATCAATAGGGTTGTAGAAAGGAGATTGATTATAGATGGATTTTTGTGATTATGTAAAAGAACACATGTGTAGTATTAGGAATTATGGAATAAATTGCTATAAAGATCCCTGCTATCGTTGTTGCTTTGGATGCAAACATGCTGTAGAAATGAATTGCCTTTTTGTATGCAACAAAGTTGCCGAATACTATTATCCTGAAGAAAGCGAGGGTGAGGAAGAATGACATGCAAAGAATGCCTATATTATGAGCCTGATTATGGCACGTGGGGAGTTTTTGGGTGGTCTCGAGATGGCTCAAAAGGGTATTGTTGCGTAGAGCCAAAACGAGCATTTCGAGTATTTGTTGACGGTAATCGTATAAAGTGCAAATACTTTCTGTCAAAAGAGGGAAATGGGCGTGAACACGATGGCTAAGATGAACGACATATTCCAAGTAGATTACCTGCCAGAGAAAAAGAAATAAGAATCAATCTTCCTGAAGAAATATGGAATAGCATTGATACTGTATCCCTAACAAGACAATTTCAAGAAGAATTGGTCGTTGAAAAGCAAATGGAAAGCGAGGACAGCACATGAAGCTTATCTATATAGCACACCCATTTGGTGGCAAACAAGAGGGCATGGACTTAGTTGAGAAAATCATAAAAGAGTTGATACACAAGCATCCGGATTGCACGTTCTACTCGCCATTACATGCCACAGGGTTTCTCTATGACAAATTAGATTATCTTGAGGGTATGGAACATTGTTTTGAAGTGTTAAGCCGCTGTGATGAGTTGTGGATATGCGGAAACTGGTGGGGAAGTCGAGGGTGCAATATGGAGTATGGGTTTGCTAAGGCGAAAGGGATTCCGGTTAAGTTTATAAATAATTATAGCAAAGTCATAGGTTAGCTATTAATTGCCGGCAGCCTTTTTGACGAGAAAGGACTATGACGAAATGATTGAGCTAAATAAGATTTACAACGAGGATTGCTTAGAGGGGATGAGGCAAAATAGACCTCCATCTTTATAAAAAAATCTTGAGAAAATGTGAATTTGCTATATACATTTCCAGTGATATGTGATATTATAGTCTTGAGGGAAGGAATTCCCAAACATGATTAGGAGGAATGAAAATGAAATTAGAAAAAACCACATATCTCAATTGCTTTTGCGATTTTTCCCACGGAGCAAAAATAAAAACAGAAAGTGGCCGCCGCCTCGGCGCAACATGTGATCCCAAAGAAGCCGAAAACATCATCAGGAATTACTTCATGACTGAATTTTTCCCCGAACCGGTGCATGTGTACTTTGGCGGGGAAATTGGACAGGACGGAATATTAGGATATACTTTCAGCATCGCAGAGTGACGGCGGGTAAATCCCGCCGGTAATGCCCCACCCCATGGGGTGCCGGTCACAATGCCGGAAGAAAGGAGAAAAGAAAATGAGACGGATCATCAGCTCGCAGCGTTATGTCAACC